AACGACGTCGTTTATTTCTTTACCGGCGTTACGAGCGGAGCTTCTTTTGCCCGCGTTCAAACGTTTTTTAACGTTTGCGTCTTTCGTATAATCCCGCTTTGGCGGGGCCGATTCGGAAGCCGCGCTTTCGTCTGTGTTTAAATTTTCTTCGGTAGCCATTTTTATTCCTGGTTTCGAGAAGGTTAAAAAATCCCGACTTTTAGAGGATACGTTTTCAATATCATGTGTATTCGCAAAAAGTCAAACATTATTGGGGTGTTACTTGCTTTTGCGCCGCGTACCGGATTCGCAGCTTAAACGCTTGATTAAACGTGAATTTCACATACCTACGTGGGTTTACACGGTAATAATCACCTGTTGCTGAATCCTTACGAAGCTGTGCTGGTTTGTCCTTTAGTTGAAACTTTCCAATTCCAGGCATCGCGACTTGGTTTCCTTGTATCAACTCATACTCAATTGCGGCCATTACCGCATCGTAGTGCATTGAACACGCGCCTTTTGACTCTCCGGTAAGCGCCATCATCCGTTCAACTATCGCCTTTTTTCGTGCTACCGGTGCAAGAGTCCAAGATTCCAATTTAGCCGCCGCCATCCTGTTGTACGCAGCTACACGGCAGTGTGCTCTAGTTGGTTTCCATGCCATATGTCACCGATAGTTAGTAGTGGCCTCGTCCTCTATCCGAATCTGTTCTTCGGCTTCTCTTCCTGCGGCTAAGGCTTCCTCAAGCCATTGGATGAACAGATCAGGTATTTTTTGCTCCCATTGCAGCGCAAGCACTGCTTTGGCTTGAAAAGGATCGACATGCGCAAACTTTTCTAAGGCGTCTGCACGGCTTTCGACCGCTCGCGCCATCAAATACATACCCACTTTGTTGTGATTTATGAAATGTTCTACGTCCGTGCTCAGAACCACGGCCCGCATCAGCGGGTCGTTCTGATATTTAGCTGCTAAATCTGTCATGTGTTACTCTCCAGTTGAGTGGTTTCGATGCCCCGTAGAATTCCGCGGTTTGCGGGTGCTGGCGGAGCGGGTAAAGCCGGGCTCGTTTGTACCGGCTCGGGTAAAAGAATAGGTGCGTCCACTGGCACTTCCGGTTCTGGCACAATAGGACCCTCGTTGCTGTCCACAAAGCCTGCCGAACCCAATATTTCATCCGTAATAGCGGCCACAGCGGGATTTTGGACGACGACGCCAGCGGTTTGGGACGCTTCGTAGATAGACGTGACCTTTTCGGTGGTTGCTTTAGCTTTCGTAAGGTCGGTTTGCGACTTTGTATGGTCGGTTTGCGACAAAATTAGGTCCATTTTGGTCATAATTTCAGCAATTTTGGCGTCTTGAAGCTCTTTTGCGGCCTCTGCTTTGGCTTGTTCAAGCTGCAATTTGCCTTGTTCAAGCTGCAATTTGCCTTGGTCTATCTCAAATTTTTGTTGGGCCTGTTGTTGGGCCAATTGTTGCGCCGGATCAGGCTGCGGATTGGCTTTCATTTGCTCAACTTTAGCAAAATCGAAGAACCGCGTACCATTATCGAAGCCCGCCGCACCAAATACCTCTTTGGCAACCTCGGCGCCGTTGATCGCCATGGCCGCATCGGGTACCAATTGCGTAACAGTTGCCACGGCTGTCTGAATTTTTTGCAAACGTTGTTGCGGACTGACGGCGCCCATCCCCACATTGACCGATACGGCGAATGTTTGGTTGAAAAACTCGGGCAAAATACTCAGTAATTGCAATTTTCCAGCCGCAACCGTCATCGCAATTTCGTCGGTCTCGTACATCGCTTCCAATTGCACGATTTGACGCAAGACGGGCTCCATCCACGTTTCGGTAAACGTACGTAACTCCATTTCGCGTACTTTATTACCGGCCTCGGCCATTAAGTTCATGCCGGTGGCTGTTTCGTGCAGCCTGCGATTGGAATTGACTGTCGATCCTGTAGTCGATCCGGTCAAATCGTCCATTGCCAACGACAACCGATCTTCTTCCTGGTACGCTGACGATGTGACGTCTTGTACGGGTAGTGGTGTGACGTGACTATCGAGCGGGCCTGGTGCGGCTACGCTTATCAGACCACCCGGGATGTTGCGAGACAAGGCCCGGGCGTCGACTTGGTTGCCTGCGCGGTACAAATAACGACGGTTCAGAACTTGGCGCACGTTGTCGTACCGTTGGTTCTTCAGTTCGTTGATCGCTTTCTGCATGCCGCTGGCAAGCTCAACCGGTCCGCTTGGGTAAGGCCGATCGGTTTCAATCTCCATCTTGCCCAACACGTAATCGCGTTTGCCGCCGGCCCATGGGATTACTTGTTGTAGCGGAACAGGATCGGATAACAGGGTGTTCACGCCCGCTGTGTAGTACAGCCAGTCAATACCGTCGTGTCGCACAATATTTCGATGAATCCAAACGATCCTAAAATCGTTTATGGTTTCCATCATGTTGGCTTTTGGGTCCAACCGTCGGTTACCAGCACGCGCCCTGCGGGTAGGATCAATGTTGTCGCGGCTACCCGATCCGAGTAACGCGCCTTCGCCAATGTTTCGCCAGGTAGGTTCGCCCGTTTTTTCAGAGCCCCCTTGGCGAATACGATCCATAACGTCCCCGATGTACATCGGGATAAGTTCGATAAAATACGGGGAACTGTTGGCCGGGTCTAGCCAATCGGCAGCGGGGGATATGCGGATGTTTTCGACAGGTACGATACGGACCTTCAATTCGTCTTCAACGACCTGCGTGTAGTATTCATAGATCGGTTGGCCCTCGACGTCTTCGCCAACTACGCGGCTCATTTCGACTTCTTTGTACGACCAGGATTGGTGCGATGCCACCGTACCCATTACCGCCGCTTCTTGGATTCCGCCCAGTACGATTTGATACCACGGTACCGAATGCGTTAGCCGGTAGTTTGTGAGTTCCTTAATGAACAACGCCGCTTGTACTTGCAACGGGTTGCTGTCGTCTTGCGCCTCGATGGCCACCACGTCCGAACTGGTGAAGTACGCGGCTGCAGCGGCGGCCTGAATATCGCGCACCAGGGTACGCGTCTTCGGCCAGAAATATTTCGCCCGGTACTTATTGGCTTCGGCCAGTAGGGGCGAGTCAGGGGAATGCTCTGAGCGGTAATGGGCAAAGGATCGCGCCCACTGTTGTCGCATGTTCACCTGTAACCACGATTCGCTAGCTTGATACGCTTGCCGCGCCATCCCTAGCCAGTCGACATGCGCGCCCCCAATACCTGTTGCAGACCGGAGGGCTTTTCCTGGTGTGGTTGTTGCGTCCATTCCAACTGAATCCACCGCATTGACGGTAGGCGCCGCCATGTACTGATTAGGCTTGTACTGTCCGCCCTCAAGTGACGCCTGCGGGTCTAGCGGTGTGATGTTGGTCATAGTGCTACCTTAAAGTGTCGGTTTGAGCTTTTATTTTCTCATACCCTGGGTTTGTTTCAGGAACTGCGGCATAGGCCGGGATTATCAACCCTCCAGGTGTTCGTTTCAAGCCTCGTACTTCATCCCCTCGTCCGCGTGTCCTAGAAAGGCCGTGTGCTTCCAGCATCATACCGCCGGCAACTACTACACAGTGCATCCGATCGCGGTCGATGTCTTCGTACTTCAACACGTAAACTGTTTCCGTCGGTACGTCGCATAAGCGCACGATCATGGGGCCCATTTCGTTGCCAACGTTTGGCCGCCACTCAATCCCCCATTTATACGACGGGTAGTGAAGGCGCAGCTTCGCCATGGCGTCCTTGGCAATAATCTTTTGCTCGGGCAACCAATCGCTCGGCATCGATTCGGTGATAGGGTCTTTCTCGCTGCGGGGTATTTTTGATACTGCGCGTAACTCGTTTGGGGTTAGTTCCATGCTTATTCCAGTTAGTTTTGGGTTGGGTTTAAATCGGGGTCCGGCAAGTGAATCGTTTCGTCGCCGACCATCTGTACCGGCTTACCGTACACGCCTTCGCCTTGCATGTTCGACATAAACCGTTTTCGCCCTTCGGCAAATTCATACATCGGGTATGGCGGCTCCGGACCTTGCTCAGCGGTAGTATACAGCGTTAGGTAGTCAATCTCAGTAGAGGTGACTTGGTTAAGTGGGGCAAAGGGTATGTCTGCTTTAGTGGCCATTAGCGGCTCCTGTTAAGTGTGCGCTATTAGTAATCCAGTAAGGGTGGCGCATCATACCATCCGCCGAATTGATCGTTTCCAAAGCCGGCGCCTCCGGCTCCGCCGACGACTGCGAAATACCCGCCGGCTTTTGCTTGCGCAGCTTGAAGGAACGCGTCGGCAGCATTTGAAGAAGCGTCGTGGCGTGGCGTTGGTCGCCAGGTCTGTAAGCGCGGGTCCCAGGTTTTGCGGTACGATTCTAAATGTTTGATCCCGTCTTTGCACTTACTCTCGTCGAATACGCACATCGGCAAAAAGTTACGTGCCTGTTGGATCGCCATCTGCTTATCGGGCGTACGCGGCACCAACCAGAAACGCCAGTGCGGCGCCACGCTTTGTAGCATTTCTTCCGGTGTCAAATTTCGTTGCTCCCCTTGCCGGCGGTGGTTCGCGTCATGCGGCAGGTACACATAGTCCAGCACGTAGCCGCGGCTGTCCACTTCGTCGACGAAATGTTGGTACGGTTCGCCGGTTGCCTCGTAAAAATCTATGACTGCGTAATGCGTACGACAGGGCTGGATAAACCAAATCGCGGTTTCATCGTTCCCGCCGATGTCGAAGAACAGTGACACCGGATAGTGTTGGTCGTACGGTACGGTGCCAATTCTATTTTGTTTCCGGATGCTGGTGAACTGCTCCGTGAAGTACGCGCCTTCCATACTGACCTTAAACGGTTCCTCGACTGTCGACGGCATTTCCTGGTACATCATTGTCTGATCGCCAGCGTAGGTCACCTCGCGGAACTTCACGTACCACGCCCGTTGTTCTGGCGTCAGTGTGGTTTTTGCGTCTTGCTCAACCTTGTTGAAGTACCGGTGATCCTTATCTGAAATCGGTACCGTGTTGGCCGGTGCCACGTATTTCGGGTCCATCCACCAGGCAAAGAAAAACAATTTGAAGTCGAGCTTCCACAAAGGGGTTCCAGCTTCTTTGGTTTTTCGCGCAGTCTCTACCATGTCAAAAAACACGCCCGTCTGGCCTTCGGCTGTTGACTCCACAAAGACGATTGCGTCTTCCGCCGCTGCGGTAATGGTACCGGTTTGAATCTCTCTGGCTTTGCCTGGGTCTTTGGCTGCTATTTTCCCAAGCTCTGAGCAGTGCAGGAACGTCGGGGTACTGCCTCTAGCAGATGTTGTGACTTCAACAATCGAGTTGTTACGAAATTCAATTTTGCTCTTTGATGCTTCTCCTACGACGGGTGCCGCTATCTTGAAGGGCTCCGGCATGTTGTCGTATGCAAACTTCAGTACGTCGCGAAAAATCCCTTCCGCCAACGCCACGTCTTGCGCGATTACTTTCATCCTCTCGTTTGGCGCAAACAGCGCGGTATCCAAACCCAACAACTGAATCAGTGTCGAAAAGCCCATCTTCCGTGCTTTCAGCACCACGTTCCGGTACCACATAGCGTCGAGTAGCTGTATCTGCGCGATGTTAGGCCTGAACACAACAACCTCTTTCTTCGCGTTGACGATCGTATACAAATTCGCCAAGCGCCACCGTGGGTCGCCGAGGCCTGCTTCCAAATCCGCTTCCGTAAAGTCGAACGCGAACTTGTCCGTGCGCTTTGGCGGGAACGCCAATACCTTCGCCGGGTTGTGAATGTTGGATGTCGTGCGATGTGTGGTGGTCATTGTGCTCTCGGCGTAATCAATCCGTCGGCGGCTAGTTGCCGCAGGTCTACGAAGTACGTGTCTTCGTACTTTCCTTCGTGTATCAATTCGCCGAACGGCATTTGTTTTCCCGCTGGCCTTTTCACTTGCGCCGTATTGTTCCCGTCGTCATGTACTTTCTGACAAATAGCCAAAAGCGACGCGCGACTTATGGTCCCCTTTATGCCCTGAATCATTACTTCCGAATCGCTGGTGTGCAATTGCGTACCCACCAACAAAAACGGCTCGCGGTGTTCGTACCCATCCTTACTGGTGTACACCCTAAGCGTCGACACAATCGGTGTGATCGTAACGTGATAATCATCTACTGCCGCGGCGGGATTGCTGTTGGCTACCATAATTCCTCGTCGTCTTGATCGGTTGTGCTGGTTGGTTTGAGCGTCGTGTACTTTTGCTGTTCAAGTGTTGGCGCAATGGTCTGAGTGTGCTCGGTGGTTGCGGTTGGCGCAATCACTTCCGCGTCGATAATGTCCGGTGTCGGCAGCGTCGGCATCATAGGCCGCAGCACCCGCCCCTGCATTGCCTCGAGCATTGCCTCCAATGTCCCGCCCACCTTATGCGTTGTGGTCTGCTCCATCTTATCTGACCAGCCGTGTTGGTTTTTCAAATTAAAAATAGTTCCCGGCGTCGCCGGTCCACCTTTCAAAATCTTCTGATTACTAAATGACTCGAGCAATGTCAGCGCGCGCTTAACCACGAACTGATACCCGTCGTCCGCGTCGTCTTTCCGATACTCGACAAACGCTTGCCGCGTGGCAAATCCCAAGGCGTACGCCAATCCGGGTACTGTCGGCTCTTCAAATTCCGGCATCCCGCGAGTCGCTTCCGCTTTGTCGAAATACAAATCAATGGCGTACTGCAATGCTTCCGGCGACGTGTACTTTACCTGCCTTACCGTACGGGGCGTGGGCATAACCGGCGGCGCTATGCCCGCGTGGGTGTTGGGGTCGACGTACGCCAACTGCGTCAAATCCAGGGTATTGGGATGCCGCTTAAACACCTGATTCTCTACGCCCTTCGGACGGGCCGGCGGTATCAAACGCCCGCCCAAAATTTCTTCCGGGCTCTGCTGATACTTCGCCAGGTAATCCGGCAACTTGGGTCGCGCTTTTTGGTGTTCAGCTTCGCTCATAAAGGCACCGATGAAAAAGCCTGTTCTGGTGTTGATAAAAGCCAAATCGCTGCGACGGCGCCTGCGAGTAGTGCGGCGGCGATGGCGTACACAATAATATCCTTAAATAACGTTTTAAATTCTGGGCGCATAATTAAATTAGTCCTGTTCGCGATGCGGTATTGTAGCGTTCATAAAATCCCGTTGCAGCGCCGCCAATCCTCCGATATGTACGTACGGATAGCTATTGTCTGGCGAATACGGGTCTAAGCACCACCCATCAATAATCCCCTTATCATCGCAAAGTCCTAGCACCACTAACGTCCGCAACTCGCCTGTCTTTGTGCGTCGCAGTAAATCTTCGAGAATGAGTAGTAACCCCTCGTTTACGGGCGTGGGTGTGGGATTGGGTGTGGGATTGGGCGCGGGCGTGGGATTGGGATTGGGATTGGGATTGGGATTGGGATTGGGATTGGGATTCGGCGTGGGATTGCGGAGCGTCCCTTTTGAAAAATCAATTATGTTGGTGGCCATAGGGTCCTCGTTAACCGCGGCTTAAAAAATTTTGGTACGTGCAGATGGTAGTCGTCGACGAAAGGTACGTCAACTGTTGGCTTTGAATTGCGGTTTGAGTTGTGGGGTTGCGGCACGACGTGACTGGAACACGCCGTACCGCGTGCAGCATAAACGAGGATAAATGCCACGGGGGCATAGTGGGTGTTTTCGTCTTTTTTGTCAAAATTTTTTTGGTGCGGTATCGGGTTTAGTTTTTTCTGCTTAGGTGGGGTGGTGGATTGCGGATTGCGTATTGGAACGTGTGTTAGGCGAGATTTTCGTCTTTTATAGAGGGTAATTTTTTAGAATTTTAGGTTAGGCATATCTAGCACCGGGTTCGAATTTTCGAATCTTCGGCTACGGGTTAGGCATATCTAGCATATGTTAGATGGTTTCTGAAAAATGGTTGGAAATTTCTATTAGCCAGGCCAGGGGTAGAACATATAAAGCACCGGGCTGAGTTCCCTGGTAGGTGCCACCTCCCCCCTACCCTCTATCAGAAAAAACCATCGCGAAGCGATTCATTACCAATCATCTAATAGCTGAGCGAAGCGATTCATTATGCGAGCGAAGCGAGCGGTTTTAAAAAATCAAATAACTGAGCGAAGCGATTCATCATGGAGCGCGCCAGCGCGACGTCGCGATTTTTTGGCTGCCCTGCCCTATCCACCGCAGACCGCAGACCGCAGACCGCAGACCGCAGACCGCAGACCGCAGACCGCAGACCGCAGACCGCAGACCGCAGACCGCAGACCGCAGACCGCAGACCGCAGACCGCAGACCGCAGACCGCAGACCGGAAGGCCATCACGCCGCGCCGGCTTTCAATTGCTTGCGCATTGCGGCTAGCCGGCTGCGTCCATTGGGCTGCGGCTTGGTTGGCTTGGTCTCCTCGGGTTGGCGTTGCTTTCTGAGCTTTTGCGCCGTGGTTCGTCCGTCCGGCTTTGGTCTGCTTGCGTTGAGGTGCTTAAGCAAGCTCTTTAGATGTGTTGGTGTGGCTATTATAAGGGTGACTGTGTAAGCCGGTAACGGCTGAAAGCTCAGGTTAGTTTTAAGAATAACGTGTAAGTAGGGGCCGAAGTTGATTTTTTCGTTTTTTGGCACAAAAACTGCATGGATTGGTAATGTTGAGGCCTCAATCGAGCCTGATTCGCCCAAATCGAAGCTATATCCGCGCAATTCGCAAGGTGCAAACCCTGTTTTCTGGCTTTCGACACTCGCTATTGTTCCATTTTTGGAACGATTAACGCTATTCCTTACCGCATTGTTCCATTCTGCGCACTGGTCTAAAAGCGATTCGATATTGTTCCCCGGCTTCACGGGCAAGCATAGTAAGGCCATATCAATTAGGTTTCCTCGATTATTCCCTGATTTTATACTAGCTTTTATCAATACTCAACCACAAACCCGCGAATTTCCCCGACGGTTGCGCGCTGCCTGGAAGCCGCGCGCCGCTGTTTTGAAATTTTGAAGGGTAGTACATATAAACCAAGCCCGCCCTTGAGGTTGGCGTCCGGTGTTAAGCCTTTGATTTTGTTCCTTTTTCTTTCTCTTTTTCCTACTATCCTATTAAATATAGAGTAGTTAAAAGTAAAAGAGAAAATAAAAGAGAAAAGAGAAAAGCCACAGAGTAAAACGTTAAGAAGGGTAGAAACTACACGCATTTTATCCCGTAGCGCTACCGAACCCCCTATTTGCTTAGGGGCTTTACAAAAAGCGCTCGCTGTTTTCCGCGTGTTACTGCGCGGTTTTCTCCCCTTTTACACAGACAAGGCCAAAAATGGCGTGGGTTGGATTATGTAGTAGAAAAATGCCTAAAACGGGTTGTAACTAGGTTTAGTTTTTTAAATGCCCTTTTTTGAGCTTCTACCCTTCGAAGGCGCAAAAAACAATCAACCCGCACCGCTTAAAGGTATCGAAAAACTAGCAACCCTAGCTTTTTTATGCTAGGCTGACGCTTTAAACACCATCGAGGTTATTTTATGGCTACTATAAGGGAAACAAAAACAAGGCACCCAGGCGTAACGCGTATAGAGTATACATCCGGCCGCGTGGCCTATCGTGCACGCCCGTTTTTGCATGGTGTACGCGTAGTGCTTGGAACGTTCGAAACCTTCGAAGCTGCCCAGGATCGCGCGGAAGAATACGCCGCCGCCGCCGTGCAACCCTTGGCCGTGATCGAGGCCAAAAAAACAGCGTTAGAGAACGCGCTTATATTAAAGCGCCGCAAGCTAACCGCCGCGCGCCTGGCGGTTGAACGCTTGGAAGCGCAATTAAAAGCAACCGTTGACGAAATAGCCGCGCGCAAAGCCTCGCCCGCGTCCGTCGAAGTTGTAACCGATGAGGTGGAATTATGGTAGACGATTTTAGAGACTTGGAAGCCAAGCCAAGTAAGGCTGATTTGCGTCGCCTGGATAAGCTTGCAAAGAACATAAAAGAGCGCAAAGCCTTTAAAAATGCCCTGGCAGATTCGCGCGGGGAGGTTTTACCGTTCCCCGACGAATACGGCGAGCCAACCAGCAACCGCCACATTTTTAGAGTGTTAACCAAAGGCGGGCGCGTGTTTTATCGCTGCCGGCCATACTACAAAGGTGTGCGCCGAAACGCGGGCACGTTTGCCACGTTTAAAGCGGCTGAAGCGGTAGCCGCTGATATACTGGCGGGGAATGGCTACCAGCAGGATACGCCGCAAATCAGCAAACTAGAATCCACTATAGGCCGGTTGCAGTACGAGATAAACCAACAGCGCGCAAAGTTGGCGGAAATGAAAGCCGCGCGCCGCTGGTACGTAAAAGAGCCAAGCCCCGAGCAAAGCAAAGGCCAAAAAGCCAAACCAGGGCGCGCGCCGTCATTGCTACCGGCTGAAGTTTTGCAGGCCGTACAGTTGAGGCCGTACAAACCCAAACGCGGCGAGAAAGCATTTAAGACTGATTTTGAGCATATAACCAGAATAGAAAGCCAAGCGGGGGAACGCTACCACATACACTTAGTTTTTTTAGACGTTGACGGCGGCGAAGAATTCGAGGAAACCTTCGACGCTGCCGCGTATAGGCTGCAATCCTGGCGAAGGGCGCAACATAACGCAAGGCGGGCAAAGCTGGAAGCGGCACGCCTGGCGGCCGCGCCTGGCAACGATGGCCGGCATTCTGACATATGCTAAAAAAGCAAGCCCCGCCACCGCACAAAATCAAATCTAGCAATTGCTAGATTTTGTGAACTGGTTCACAAAACAAAATCAGAAAGCCGCTATAATTAAGCCTAGATTTACAGATAAACGAAAACAACCCAAACGGAGCGAAAAGCCATGAACAACCAAGCCACCGCGCAAACCGCGCAAAATATCACCATAGACCGCCGCGAGTTATTCGGCCGCGTAGTTTTCCACGTTTGGGAAAATCGCGCCGGCAATTTTAGACTAGCAGGCGCTTTTGATACACAAGCCGCCGCCGAAAGCTTTGTAGCTACCCAAGCCGCCGCCAAAATTCAAACAGTATTCAACACCGGCCGCCAATATACGGAAGCCGGGCAACGGATCGCCGCGCGCATTGTCGGTAACGTTGTGTTGTTCGTGGACGTTGATCGAGGCATTAAAGGCCTGTTTCCTGAAGCCGTGGCCGCTAATATAATCTACGCCGCCGAAGTTAACGCACGCCTGTTTAAAAATGCCGTGCTCGATGCTTACGACAGAACCGAATATGTTTGGGAGGGCTTCGACCATGACGACGCCATGAACGAATTGAAAGCCGCCGCCCTGGCGATTTAATCTCAACCCAACAAAACCCACGGAGCGAATAGCCATGAAAAAAGAACTAGTCATTATCACCACCGGCGCGCAATTTCTAAGCGTAGAAACTAACACCCGCCGCGCAATAGTGCGCGACGTTGCCTTACTGGCAAACCCTGACGGACTAGCCGCGCGGTTTAGTCCTGGCGATATATTCGCGGCTGATAGCTACGATAAAGAAAGCCACTCTATAACAGTTCGCTATCCAACCGGCTATTGGCACCCGAACGAAAATGCTATTTTTGCCGCCGTTACAGTACCAGTGACCGCGCGCAAAATTCCCGAAATTTTTACAGTTTGGCAAGATGCCGACGGCAACCAATACGCCGCCGAGCAAGTGGAACCAGGCCGGCTAATATTCGCGGTACATTTCGCCCAGCGTCAAGCCTTCGGCCATTCGTTGCAAGCGGCCGCCGCGCTGGATAGTACGCAAATTGAGGGCGGGATTAAATCGGCGGTTGATTATGCCCTGCGGAACTATTATTTTGATAAAGCCGCCTTAAGCTGGTTTGAAGGCCGCGAGCTACACAAAGCCGCAAGCGAGCAAAAGCCAAACCCAGAACGCACCCTTAGCCACGCTATAGCATACCCAGACCGCGTAACAATCGACGCGGACACCCGCGCCGCGATAATCGCCACCCTTGCGCCACGCTGCCGGCATGAAACACGCGCAAAGCTTGACCGCCGGCTTAGGAATCCCGACAGCCTTAAAAACTACGGGATTTTTGACCGGTTGACGATTTTTCCGACGGTGAGCTACTGCGCGGGGCAAGATTACCCAAGCGAGTTGGCAACGTTGCGCAAACTGATAATTGAGGGCTGAGGCTATGTTATGGGAACAAAACGCGGCCGGCGAATATATCCGGCTCAGAATTACAAAAGAACAGGCGTACCACACCACACCACGCGGGACCGACGCCGCGCCCTTTGTCGCCGAGCTGATGCAAGCAAAACCGATAGCCGCACAACTCGCCGAGCTGGACCGCGCCGCCGTGGTCGCCTACCTAAAAGAGTTTGGCGCGTGGGATGACGTAGACGAAAACGAACAAACCGAGCAAGGCCGCACAGAGAATAATTCGCGCCTTGTCTGGGTTGCGTGTTGCGATATTAACGAGGGGGATTTTTAGTTATGGCAACCTTACAGCTAAAACAGGAAAACCCGCTTCAATTGTACGCGGTTGAATTCACGGACACTTTCGGCGGGGATGCAAATTATTGTATGCGTCAAGCGTTCGCAGTTTGGGCGCCCAACATAAAACAAGCGATTACCCGCGCAAAACAGCACCGCTACAATGCGCCCTTACCACACCACCGCCTAAGCTACCAGGACAGCGACAGCGCGCGCATTGACATAAACGGCGCTTGCGTTTGCGCCTTTATAAATTGGATTGATGCTGAAGAGTACACCACCGCCGACCATGGCGAAATTATCAACGGGAGCGATTGATTATGTGGACCGAATACTATAAAGGTTGTTACATACACGGCTACACCGACCGCGATAACTGCCGCGTCTCATTCTGCCATGGGTACGGCACGCGGAAATTTAAAACCCTGCGCGGCGCTAAAATCGCCATAACACTATTTAAAAATAAAGGCGGCTAAGATGAAACTCGAAAAAGCAAAACAACTAAAACCCGGCGATTCTGTACGATACCCGGCGGACCGTCGCAACCCTGCCAGCGTTGGTACAGTGCGACACATCGCCACCGACGAACAAACGCACCCGCTATTACCTGAGCCGTTTTTGTGGGTGACTCTCGAAAGCGCGGCCGGGGTTTGGCCGTCGAACCGCCTCAACTAACAAACAGACAACCGGAGCGAATAGCCATGGGAACAAAACCTAACATCACAACAAACGCCGCGCTAGTCGCAGCGTTCAAAGCACAACACGAAAACCTTGATTATTCGCCGATAGACGACGGGCAAGGCGGGAAAATGTTTAAAGCTACTACACGGTGCGCGTTTGTCGATTTTGTCGATTCTATGGCCCGTGATGGTCAAATAAGCGACAGCCTTGCACAACGCGCGCACCTCTCACCACGTCAACCAAAACGGAGCCGCTAACATGGCACGCCATAAAACTAAATGGACCGTGAAATACTCAAGCGGGGTTTATCGGTATTTCGCAAGCCGCGAAGATGCACGGGCGGAAGCGTATTTATACGGCTTCGCAATCTATCCCCCGCTTTATGCTGACGACTAACCGGAGCCGCCAAAAATGATAACCTTACCCTTTACCGATTATCGTGGTTCGCCATGGTCACAAACCATGGCCGACACCTATAACCGTTTTGATGCTGAAGTCGAAAAACGGGAAAAGAAAGAGCCGCCGCGCGGTTCGCTCACCTGGCAAGAATTGGAATTTTACCGGGATCAACGCCACAAAACTTTTGTGATGTTGGCGGACATCGCGCAAGGGATCGCGCGACAATCCACCGCGCCGGCCGCGCGCCCTGATTTTGAGCAGCTACCATAAACAGACAACCGGAGCGAATAGCCATGAAAGTTAAAAAAGACCATTACAACCTGATTAAACAATATTTAACGCTAGCGATTGAAGAGAAAGGCCCCAAAACCTTCGAGGATCATTGGCGCGCGCTGCCGACATCGAACCCCAAGCCAAAGGATTGCGCGCGCCGTTTTCGCTGGGATTGTTTTTGGTGCGCTCAAAACACGCACCGCGCGCATATTGGCGTAGGTTTTCCCGTGGTTCAATGGGATTACAAAGACGACCACCTAGACACCGCCTTACGCGCCCTGATGGTCGAATTAAACCTACCGCAATAAACAGACAACCGGAGCCGCTAACATGTTTGATTTATTAAACGGGAACGTTTTTGTAACGGTCCGCCGCCATGTTCGATATGACAAGCACAGAAAGCGCGGCGACATCGTTAAAACCTGGCCAACCCTTGAGGCCGCCAAACAACACGCGAAAGAGTTGAACGCCAACCCCGAGTTGAAGGATTTTAATCATTGGGGCATGGCGCGTGCTGAATACTAAACCGACAACCGGAGCCGCAATTATGCAAATCGTAAAAAACCCCTTCGGCATTGCCGACGAAATACCCGCCGGCACTATTTTTGTTTATGACGACAAGGCCGCACGATTACCGGAAGACGGAAAAAACCGGCAATTAGAATTTTATAGGTCCGCCGCTATGGATAACCCCTTTTACAATTTTTATTTTTTGTTTGCTGTTTGTAGCGATACCGCGCAAACCTACCCGCAACTATTCGACGCAATTCGACAACCGGACAGCGATTTTTTACCGCTGTTTGACTGGGAACAATGGCCGGCTATCTGTATTAAGGTGCGTCAAGGCCTGCTAAGCCGTTGGGATTTTGTTTTGATATTGCAAGCGCGGGAACAGTGCTTAGTACGTGACGTAATGAAGGACGATTGAAAAAATAACACTTGACACAAGCCGTAACACCTGACACAGTACCGCAAACATTTTTAAATAGACAACCGGAGCGAAAAGCCATGAACCCACAAGCCGCCAAACAAAAATATCAAGGGTACACAAACGCCGCCACATACCTAGCCGCGCTTTACCTTGCCAATGATTTTGGAGCGTATACCGATTTGCGTAAAGCGCGGCAAGCCGACGGAACCATCAAAGCCGACGATGCTAAAAACATTTTTATCCGTCACGGCTTGCGCGTCGATAGTTGGGCTTGCGAATACGACAAGACCAAACATCCGCAAGTAAATTGGGCTGAAGTCGCTGAAGACTTCGCCGCAAAAAACGCTTAACCCATTACCAGACCGGAGCTAACCGCCATGAAAACCTATACACAAGCCCCTAAAAAATCAAGCTATACCCGTGTGAACCTGGCCGCGCGTTTGGCTTACTATAAAGCCCTGGTTGAGCATTACGACGCCAAGCACGGGCAAGCCTCAGACTGGCGCTATTATAGAAGCTGGGCAAAGCCCCTGGCACTGGAATCCGGCAAGCATTCGGCAAACTGGAGCCAAGACCGCCAAACTATTTTTGTTGACGACCTGAAAGACTGCCCGTTTATCTTCGAAGGTGACGCCGGCGACTTGGCTAAAATTGGTCATACCGGCTGGTACACAGACCACTATTGCGACAACCTAGTAAAAGGCGCGGTTATGTCTTTTCGTAACCCTGGCCGGCTGTACGGTGAAGACGACAACACCGGCAACCAAACGCATAAAGTGTACCTGGCCGCGTACTACGAAACCGACGCCGACGGAGCAACGATTGACTATTCTTATTTTTATGAAACAGCACGCGCCGCCGCGTATGGCGCGGACCGCTTAGCCGAACGCGCCGCCGAGAAAGAACGGGAATTCCAAGCCAAGGACCAAGCGGAACGGGATATAGAAGACCACCGCGCCGACATCCACCGGCTGAATAAAGAAACCCTGGCACTCATTAAAGAAGTGAAGCAACAGGCTAGTATTTTTCCGGCTACGGTTTGCGACTTGATACGGGACCACATTGAAAGTGTTGTCGAACAAAGGCGCGAAAAGTTCGAGCGTATCGCCGCGCTGCAAGCTAATTTCTGGTTGATTACGGAGTAAGCTGCTATGACTGACGTATATTTAAGAAAGGACCGGCAAGAACGATACACCCTAAAGCATAGCTGGTATGTTAACGCCTGGCGCATAGTCGAAGACGGCAACCGCGACCGGGACCGCGTTCAACCCTGGACAACCTCCAAACGCGAAGCGCGCGACCTCTGCGCCAAGCTTAACTACACCATAGTAGGCGAAGACAAATGAAAACCTTAGCCCGAGCCATTGAATTTATACGCCGCGCATTTAATGACGGCTACCGGATAACCCCGCGCCGCGCGTACCAACCCTGGAGATAGCCCACATGGCCACAGTTGAAGAACATGAAAAATACTGGTTAAAGCAAGCCCTGGCGACCGTCTTAGAACTGGCCGAGCAAGGCGCGCTAGCCAGCAAAACGGCTTTTAGCTTTCCCAACGACGCCGACGACAACGAGGTGCAACAGGAAATGATAGCAGAACAAAACCACGCGATTATGTTGGTGCAACAACACCTAGAAAGCCTGTAAACAGACAACCACAACAACAACGAGGATCGCCAATGTCGCTAACCCTTGATGCCGAAACAAGTAAAACGCTTCGCATAAACGCGGACGACTTCGACTATGTGAACACCCTTGGCGCGGAGCACCGCATAAAAGGCCGTCGAATCATTGAGGCCATGGTAGAAGAGCTTAAGGTAAATGCTTCGCTTAGCGCCGCCGTTATCCAACGGGCTAAAAACATGGTTTCGCCAAAGAGTGCGGCGCGGAATGTCGTATCAGGTTTGCCCACAGCGGCATTGCGTAAACTGGCTACAATGAAACCCGAAGAACTGGCCGCACTGTTGGCCAACCAAACCGACAACCACAACAACGAGGATCGACCATGAGAACTGAACTAAAATCCAAAGAACTAGAACCGCCCTTTGTCGTTGACAGCGACGGTATTTTCATTGCGCGCACGACCGACCGCATAAGCAATCAAAAGCGCTTCGAAAAGCTGGTGGAACAGTCAAACGCCTATCTTGATTTACTTGAATTCGTGGCGGGCATTGCCGAAATGCCGACCGCGCACAGTGACGCACTCGATAACTTAATCGCACGCGCAAAGGTGATCGTTAAAAACCGCGTCAACTAAACAGACAACCCAACCGAAGAGGTAATGACCATGACCATACAATGGATACAACCCGCTGACGACAACGCGACAAACCTACCACACCACGGCCAAACCGTTTTAGTGTGGACAGGCGAAGCCCCGTACTACGTAGCGGGAGCGATTTTCAGAATGGGTAAGACCGCCGAGGAATTGGAAGACGCGCCGCCTAGCGTAGTACCGTGGGACCAGTGCGGCAGTAACGAAAAACCGTATGGCTGGGAAACTGAACTAAACCACCTCGACGGGCAGGAAGTAGCGTACTGGGCCGAGATAAACCCGCCAGAAATACCCGAAAGCCTTAACCAAATTAGAATGTTTTTAGAAGCGTAAACAGACAACCCAACCGAAGAGGTAACGACCATGAACAAAACCAACACCGCTCGCGCTATACGCGCCGAGAAAGCACTAGCACAATACCAATTGAATTTAGGCGATACTGAAACAGCGACAGAATTTACGCGCGAAGTGGTAGCCGGCTTCTTATCCGATTTGCGCCACGCGTGCGACAAAAACGACGTGAATTTTTACGAGGCCGTAGACCTAGCTAAACAACATGTACACGACGAACGTTGCGGGTTCGATAATTACCTTGACGAACCCGACGCATATGAAGAATTCCCCTTTACTGTCGTGCTGTTGTACCCCGACTACATGAACGAAAGCGGCACGGAAACCTATAGCTGGTCCGGCCATGCAACCGACTTGCAAACAGCCATTGAGGCCGCCCAAGCTGACGCTGTAGCCGCCCAAGACGAATGGATTGAACACCGCCAACCGGATGACTTTGCCGTTTTAGCAGCGCTAGAAGGCATCTGCAAATTTTTGATCTAAACAGACAACCCGACAACGAGGATTGAAGACCATGGAACATTTACTAAGCGACCTGAAAAAAATAAACCAAGAGGCTAACCGCGCAACCCTTGTCATAGGCGCTATGTTGGCCACGGACTGGGTTAACTTACCCATAGACACCCCGGTAATATGCGCGGATAACCTAAGCGGGCTATATAAGTGCAACGATAAAAGCCACATTAGGTTTTATGCCGGATACCGCGAAGAGTCCGCGCCTGAAAGCTTTTTAGTTTTTGGGGACGGTAGAACGTCAGTGAACCAAGACCAGACAACAAGGTTTAAGTATTGCTTGACGTTAGCCGACGCCCGCGCGCTCATTAACGAAAACCTGTAAACAGACAACCCAACCGAAGAGGTAAAACCCATGACCGTTATTGCAACATTACCAACACAGCCAGTAAGCAAACTGAACACAGAGATAATGCGTTCAAAGTATACCGTCAAAACATACACCGGGCTTTACATCACGGAAAACGGCGACATCAGCGAAGGTATGCGAATCGTGCTTTACATGTCTGGTGCGCCGAATGCTACCCGCGTTTATGCCAACGTGTGGGTATGGCCTAAAAATGGCGTTTCGCACCTCACGGGATCAGGGCAAGCGAGCGGTTGGGGCTACGATAAGCACCACGCGGCAGCATTCGACGCATTTCGTAGTGCAGGGATCGAAATCACCAAGGACCGCAGCTATCACGAATGCGAAATAAAAACGGCTATGGAGGCAATCGCAATTGCCGCCGGCCAACCATTAACCCGAATCATGGAGTTTTAATCATGGTTTATTTTACGAAAAAAGAATGCGCGCTATTAGACCGCTGGGTGGCAAAACCATTGATTGTGGTAGCGGCAGTATTGGTGGCCGCCTTGCTTGTGGTAGCAGCAGTGATGGTATTTAAAATCCACACTATAACGGCATAAGGAGCTTTAAGTTTATGCGCGATACAACAAACACACTGCTAGTCGTGCTTATGTCTGCACTGATAGCCTTAGCGATTACACCCGCCATTTGTAAATTTGCAATTCGGTCTTACTACGAAGTGCGTGCAGAATACCGCGCCGCTTCGCAAACCGAATGCCCTCACACGGAGTTTTAATTTATGGTCTCCAGCGAACACATAACCGAAATGCTTACGGTCTGCGCTGAAATAGCGGCAGGCACCGATACCACAACGCCGCCGACGTTTGTGCTTACGCAAGCCGCAAGAATGATTCGAGGTTTGGCTACTGAACTGGACGCCGCTAACGCGACGTTAGAAGCCGTACGTGCCGCATGCACGGAGCCTACAAAAAAGGTAAGGAAGCCGGCTAACCCGCTAGGCTGCGGCCTGAAAGTGTATCTGGTGGAAGATACCGAGAACGCACCTGGCCGCGTGATGGCCGTCATGGCTGACGAAGACGAGGCTAACTGGTTTGCGGATCAGTTGCCCGGCAGCGCCAAAGTCCGACCACGCAAGCTGTGGTACGGCCAACCGACCAACAGAGGCTATAACGAATAGCAGACAGACCACCCAAACCAACCATTGAAACGAGGAAATACCATGTTTGAACATATAAAAAACCAAGTACGTGCGCGCTTTACGATACTGCAAGCGCAAGACGATCTATTCGAAGTCGATCTTCCAAAAGGTGCGCTGAACGACGCCTATCTGGCCGCGCTACCGGAGGAATTGCGCCAAGAGCATACCTGCAATTGTTGCAGATCGTTTTTGAACAACTACGGGAACGTGGTGGCGCTTAAGGATGGCCGCGTACTGACGTTGTGGGATTTTGAAGTCGAATACCCCTACAACAACGTGCCGGCCGCCTTGCACAAGTTGGTTAGCGAAGCCGCAATCTGCGATTACTTTGTGACCACCGAAAAACACCTGGGCACCGATTTCAACGTGCAACTGAAAGACGGCAAAACGATACGGTGGACGCACTTTTATGCGCAGTTACTGGAAGAAAAACGCTTACGAAGCGCGGTATCCGTCGATACCGTAAAAGGCGACTTCCGTACAAACCAACAGGTATTCGAGCGCTCACTTCGCGAGTTGACTATCGAGTCCACAGAAACGGTTTTGGACCTGATCGCCCAAAACAGTTTGTACCGTGGCGAAGAACACAAAGCGGTATTGGAAGCCTTTTTGAAACACCAAAAAACGGTGGTGTTGTCTTTGCCTAGCGAAATATCAAACTACGCCTGGGAGCACGCTAAGAAAGCCCCGCGCATCCGCAACACGGTGATTGGTTCGTTGTTGGTCGACTTGTCTGAGGGCCGACCACTTGACGCGGCAGTGGCCTCCTACGAGCAGAAAGTAGCGCCGGCCAACTACCGCCGACCAACAGCTTTGGTGACACCGGCTATGCTGAAGAAAGCCGAAGCTGAATTGGCCGAGTTGAACATGACCGAATCGCTGATCCGTCGCCATGCCACTGTTGACGACATCCCGGTTACGGAAGTGCTGTTTGTGAATCGCCAAACGAAGGCACCAGAAACCACCGCTAGCTCGATTTTCCAATCACCCTTGGTGCTGGCCGCCGTCGATATGAAATCGCTTAGCAAAGTCGAAGAGGTGAGCGCAGAACGCTTTTTTGCCGAGGTCGTACCGACAGCCACACACATCGACGTACTGTTCGAAAGTAAACATGCCGGCAACTTGGTTAACCTGACCGCGCCGGCCGATCCGGAAGCCCCTACGCTGTTTAGCTGGCCGAACGGTATTGCCTGGACATACAAAGACGGCGGCGCTGACTACGTGCGGGAGCGCGTGAAAAACGCAGGCGGATCAGTAGACGGCTTTTTGCGCATTTCGTTAGCCTGGTCGAACTACGACGACCTGGATTTACATGTGTTCGAACCGAGCGGACGCGAAATATATTTTAGCGACAAAGTATCCCGAGGAACTGGCGGCAACCTTGATGTTGACATGAACGCAGGTGGCGGAAAGACACGCGAACCGGTTGAGAACGTAGTCTATCCAACCGCCGCTAAAATGGCCCCTGGCAAATACCACGTTCGCGTCCACAACTACGCAAAACGCGAATCGGTTGACGTGGGTTTTACTCTGGAAATGGAATGGGACGGCCACGTATTGCAATACAGCTACCCAAAACCACTGGCCGACAAGCGCGCTGTTGAGGCGGCTACTATCCATGTCGATAATGACAAATCGGTAGCCGTAGAATGGCACGAAGGCATGGTACAGGGCGTATCTGCCGAACAGGAGTTGTACGGATTGATGACCAAAAACTGGTATCCGGTAACGCTGATTGCACCATCACCCAACTATTGGGGCGATAGCGCCACCGGCAACCGGCACACCTTCTTCATCCTGCCGGATGCCCGTACCGAAGACGATACGCGCGGTTTTTTCAACGAGTTTTTGACACCGGGCTTACGCGACCACCGGAAGGTGTTTGAGTTGCTTGGATCAAAAGTAAAAGTGGCGCCCGAAGGTCCGCAGTTAGCGGGATTGGGTTTTTCATCAACGCAACGCGCCGAAGTGTACTGCCGGGTAACGGACAGCTTCACTCGGGTTATCAAAGTTAAATTTTAATAGGAGCAATACAACATGTTTGAACAAGCACTCAGAGAACGTTTCCGTTTCAAAGTCGACCAAGGTACCCTGACCACCGAAGACTTGTGGCAGTTAACCCTACCATCGTTGGACAGCATCGCCATCGGTCTGGATAAAGAATTGCAGGATCAAGGCAAGTCGTTTATCCGTGACGTAACGCCGGCCAATGCAAAAACCGCGCTGAAACTGGACATCGTTAAGCACGTCATCAAGTACAAATTGGACGAACAGGAAGCCCGGAAGGTCAAAGTCGAAAAAGCTAAGCAACGTCAAAAATTGCTGGAAGCTCTGGCCGACAAGGAAGATGCCGAATTGTCCAACATGAGCAAAGACGACCTCCTGAAAGCGTTGACTGAACTCGACGCGTAACAACCCTGGCCAGGGACGGCCACCTTTTAACTAAACTATTCCGTGAGGAAACCATGAAACTTTATAAAACAGACCTTAGCAAAACCCTATTTTTTATTATCGTGCTGCTTATCGGCACCTTCGGTTGCGACTCTGAGCAGGAAAAAATCCACAAAGCGCAGATCAAAACCTGCAAAGAGCAGATCAAGGCCGGTCAACAACCTACCGAGTTCTGCTTAAACCTATTACCCGAATACCGATCCGTTGCACAGGCACCGCAGCAGCAGCCATTGCAGCAGTACGCACCGCAACAATACGCGGAACCAGCACCTCAACAACAGTACGCACCGCAAACAGGGCAGGCTCCGGTAATCGTGCAGCAACCCGCGCAACAAAGTAGCGGTATGCAAGATATGCTATTGGGCGGGCTGATCGGACATGCCATCGGATCGTCGGGCAACAACACTGGTGGCGGAAGCCCTCAGTATTACGCCCAACCAAGCCGAGTTATCGAGCGAAACACGACAATCGTTAGACAAGCCCCCGCGCCGGTTACGCCTAAACCGGTCACCGCGCCGGCCCCAAAACCCAACTACATGGATACGTCAAAACTGAGCAGTTACGGCGCGCGCCCATCGGCCCCAAAATCAAGCGCGATGAATATGGGCCGGCTATCGAGTAGCGGCCGCCGTTGATACTTTACATTGGCCAGGGACGGCCGCCTTAAACGAGGAAATACCATGTTTACCGAAGAACAATTTAACGAAATGGTGGCGGAGTACGGCTACGAACTTACGGCTAAGCTGTTTGCGTTACGGATCGTAAATGCGACCACCATACCGACCACCGAAGACTTGCTTGGCAAGGGCTCTTTTTCCGCTCGCGTATGGGACGGGTACGAGAGAGCCATGGGGCCTATCGTGTTTTGTAATCGCGACCCCCTGTTATCCTTGTTGTTGCAAACAACGAGTACCTTCGCCGCGCGAAGTACGGAGAACGTTGACTTCAACCGCCCGTTACCTGAGCTATGGGTCGAGTACCGGGCTGCAACCATACGAGACTAGCATGGCTATTATATCGGTACTCTTTAATGGTAATGCGAGAGAGCTATCGAATGCGCTACAAGCGTATGCGATAGCAGAATTAGGTGATACCGCACGTAACTGGTTTACGCTTCGCTTACGTAAAAACGAAACCGATTGTGGCGACGTTATTTACATAGCTAACCCCGATCTTACGGTGCTTAAAGGTCAAATGGTCCATGTGGACGTACACAAGCGCGTAATTTGGATTACCGCACCCCACTGTAACGCAAGCGAACTAATTTACCCAACAGGAGAATAACAATGAAAGCCATAACTATTGCGATTTATTTTGAGGATGGAGCGGCGCCCGGAGGTGTAACAATTGGCAGCGAGATTAACGGCGGAAAGGTTACGGCTATGGCGGTATACGACCTGTTTGAGGCATCTGAAATAGCCGAAGCCGCTCTTGAAGAATGCAACGCCGAGGTGTGCATTGAGGCACGGGAAAAAATAAATAGCGTTATCGCAAACCGCTAGTAAACATCAGCTAACTTAGAAGAAGAACAGCAATGGCCACACCTAACTACAACCCCTTTACGGGCTTAACAGTACGTACTAACGTTAATCTAACTAAAAAAGAAATACGCACTGTGAAGCGCACTTGGAAACAGCGACTATTTACCCGCCCTTGGAGACCCTGGGTAGCGACACGAACCGAAGCGTACGATGCGCCCAGCGATGAATGTTTCGTATTCCACAATTCGCTTGTTTGCCATCCCGAGTTTGCGAAGCGGTTACGTACAGTAATCGAAGCCCAACCGGTAAAAGGTGATACGGTTAAGTGGTAAATAGCACTTGACATAGTATCTAGCACATGCCACAATTAGCCGTACTTTAAATTTAACCTCAACTGGAGCAAAAACTATGGCCTCTGCAACCGCCGCCAAACCAAAAGTCGTACCCACGATTAACAAAGCCCCAAAGTCCGAGTTGGATAAAATCCGCCGGGTACTGGAAATTTTCAAAGCATCAAAGTCGGCTATCCGACCACACTTTACGGTGGTCGGACCATCCGGCTCTGGCAAGACCCACACGCTGCGTACGTTGTGCGAAATGCTTGATATGGAATACATGGAGGTCAATGCTGCCCAATTGACCAAAGAGGGCACCAGCGGCAACAGCTTGAGCAAAGCGCTGTCGCCGATCATCAACAAAACCGGCAAGCAAATCCTCTGCTTCGTCGACGAATTTGACAAGCTGTTTATCTCAGGCAATAACAATAGTTCGATCGCGCATGAAACGACCTTGGGCGTACAGAATGAATTCCTGAAAGTGCTGGAATCGAACCACGCGTCGGTCTACGGTGACTACGGCAAGTACGTTAACGTGCCGGTCGACAAGGTGTTGTTTGTCTTTGCTGGCGCGTTCAACGGCGAGGAAAACGTTACCTTGGACCGTATGCGCGACTTCGGCGTTAAAACCGAATTCCTGGGCCGTGTGGGCCTTATTTTCAACCTGAAAAAACTGTCTTTGGATGAACTGGTATCGATCTTGCGGGAAAGCTGTCTGCTGTCTTCGTACCTGAAGTTATTCCCCGAAGTAGCACGGGAGAAAGTGGTAGGTGAAATCAGCCGCCATATTGAAACCAACTACGAAAATAACACCATCGGCGCCCGGATCATCACGACGCTGATCCACGCTTACTTTATAAATGACGGCAAGTTATCCGTTGAGGAAGTATCCCATTCGACGTTCCAATCGAAGCTGAGTTTCGGCTCTGATTTGGACGATTTGGGGTAAGAAAAGCACCAAGTCCCATTAAGAGACCCACTCCCAACAAGTGCGCCGTGTAAGACAAACTGACCCATGAGAAGTAAGCGAACCGAGCTCCGCAAGTAGAACCAATGAGAAATAGTGAACCAGGACCAAGTAGTAGCCCCTTTATCAAAAAGTGAACCAAGTGATTGTAATAGACCCTTTCAGGAATAGTGAGCCAATTAACGAAGACAAAACCACCCGATATTAGCGCGCCTCTCGAACAAAACAGAATCAAATCAATATAGCGCGCCAAAAGAACCCAACGTACCCAACGTACCCATGATATTAAAGCTAACCAAACGAGGAACTAAAAATGTCAAACCCAATGATCCGTGCAAGCATCCGCTCTTTCTACGATCTGCAACAATTGCGGATTCAGAACGGCAACCGTATCGCTGCTGCCTTCCGTGTGAAGCTGGGGCTCCACTCTTCGCAAGCCGAAGAAGAGGTGAAAGAAGCCGCCGAAATACTCGACGACTTGCGCAAAGAATTCAAACGCGTCACCGACGGGGTAAAGCGCATTACCAAAGACTTTAAATCCGACAGCAAGTTATTGACCACCCGAGCCGAACTGGCGTTGATCGAATCGTACGAGCGGCAACTGGAAGCCGAGGCCGTACACGAAAAAGCCATTGCGGACGAACTCACACGCGAACCGATATGGACCGAATACCTGGTCAACGTGCGTGGCGTTGGACCTCTGATGGCCGGCGTTATGCTTTCCGAAATTGACATCCACAAGTGTAATTCCATATCAGCATTGTGGAAATACGTTGGGTTAGATGTCGTTACCCGAGACGACAACGGCGATATAGTGGGCGAAGGCCGCAGCATGCGTAAAGCCCACCTGGTACCGAAACAATACACCAACCGTGCCGGCGAAGTCGTCGACACCGTGGGGATCACGTACAACCCGTTCCTGAAAACCAAAATGGTGGGTGTTTTGGCCGACGTGATTATCAAATTGGGCGGCCCGTACAAGGACACCTATACCGATTACAAAAACCGCTTGGAGAACCACCCGAAACATAAGGACAAAAGCAAGGGGCACCGCAACGCAATGGCCAAGCGCTATATGATTAAGATGCTTTTGGCCGACCTTTGGACTTTCTGGCGCCGGTTGGAAGGCCTAGAAGTCCGACCTTCATACGCTGAAGAAAAACTCGGCCTGGTGCATAGTCATCCGGCCCCGTACGGCTAAGACCATTAACAGACCCAAATTGAATTATCGCGCCGATTGGAACAGCCAGACCCGCATTGATACTAGCGCGCCGCCCTATGAAAACAGACACTGAGAAAAATAGTGAACCCGAAATATGAAACCGACCCGCCCGATACGAGTGCGCCATGTAACTCAAGCAGTAACGTAAGCCCTTATCGCGCCATGACAAACTAACAGACCCATGTGAGAAATGCGAACCAATAATATTTACCGGACCCGATAAAAGAAAGTGAGCCTTTGAACCTAAACAAACCCAGGAGGGTATAACGCGCGCCTTTAAAACATACCTGACACATCTACCAGAAGCGAGCCACTGCGCAAGAACACAACCATTGACCAAGAGCGACCCAACGAGGAAAAAATATGAACGGTAAAGCAGCAAAACGAATCCGCCTGGCAGCGGTAGTAAGCCAGATACCTGTAAAACGCTTGAAGCGCGAATACAAAGCGCGACCGTATCACCTTCGCCCAAGTTACGGATGGCCGAAACTCGGACACAAACAGCAAATATCACGCACAAAATATTTTATGGGTACACGAACATGTTCTTTGTAAACCTCTATTTCGGGCTGAAACTATTTGTGGCCGCCCTTGCGGTTTTGGTAATGCTAATCGTTTTCGGAGCAGTTACGTACCTAAATCTAAAAGAGCTGCTTAAACAACGACGCTGCAAACACACCGCTGGTGTTAACGAAACGAGGTCTTGTGCCGCGATATGCAAAGGCTGCGGCAAGAACCTTGGTTTTATCGGCACCGATGAAAACAAAATCCGGAGGCGACAATGAGCGCGTGGGATTGCGGCCTACCGGACACCGCTTTAATAAACACCCAATCCGGTTTTATCTGCGCCCGCGATGTGCGGGTAGGATCGCAGGTATTGTCTGAAGATGGCGTACCGGTCAGGGTAGCGCATGTCAGTTCATACGCCGCAACCCGCATCGCGGAAATTAAAATTTCGGGTACCCTACCGCTACGAATGAACCCAGATAACGCGCTATTAACGTATTGCGACGGGGTATATAACTGGAAGCAGGCGCAGGAACTTTACAAAGGCGATTACGTGCTTTTGGATAAGCAAGTAAAGACGCCGCCTATGACGGACCTTACCGAACACGCCCCTCCAGGGTTTGTGTATATGCTAGGTTGGTACGCGGCACGCGGGCGGGCGGTAACGCTTTGCGCTATCGATGTTGCCGGTAAAAGCGAAAGCATCGTCGCGACTTTGCTACGCGCCTGTAAGGACAATTTTGACAACGTGGTATACAACGACATCGCCGAAACGATTTATTTTGGCGGGTCTGTGCTGGCCGATAACTTCAACGCTTGGTTCGGAGGAACAACTTCCCGACGCATACCGGATTTCATATATCGAAACGCCACACCCCAAATAGCACTTCAGTTTTTACGGGGATACCTCGACGCTATCGGCCACACGGTTGCTGATGGGAAAAGCAAGGGCACGATAATTGTTATGCCGCCGAACGAAGCTATGGCTTTCCAATTACAAAGCCTGGCCGCGCAATATTCGGTGTTTATGTCTCTGTGCATAGTGAAACGCCTTAAGGCATCAATACGCTACACGATGAATGTACCGGCCAGTGAAGCGCACGTCTTAATGGGCGGTCATCAAAGGACTGCGCGCAGTCGGCGCAATTCAATCGCGATGGGTTACCACATATTGCTGCCTGTGAAAGAAGTCGTCGTGGCACCCTATACCGGAAGGCTATGGGATATTCGCACTTCGTCAGGTAGTTTATTGGTTCAAAACATAGTCGTAGACGGATAGTAATAATATGCAAACTAAAATAGGTAGCCTATTTGAAAGTATCACTAATTTAGCCGTAGGGTATTTAATATCTTTAATACTGCAAGTAACCGTATTGCCTTTATATGGCGTTAATTTGCCGCTATCGAGTAGCGCAACAATAGTCGGTATATTTACTATTGCGAGTTTAATTCGCACCTATATTTTACGTAGGGTATTTAACCGTTTAAAAATATTCAATCTGCGGAATTATAAATGACCGAACCGCAATCCTTATTCAGCACAATGACAGAGGTTGGTATTGCTATCCATATGGGCGGCGATCCGCATCGAGTGTTACGCATTGCCAAGAACGCGGCCAAACTGGGTACGACCTTACGGCGGACGCTGGAAACGTTACTGAAGCAAGATGTCCGGTACTTGACCCAGGCAACCGATAAATTACTGGACTACCGATAACGTAGCACTTGACACGTACCTGTGTTTTGCGCTAAGCTACGCGGGAATTCACTAAAACGAGGATACGAAAATGTTTAAAATATTTGAAAAATGGGCCGAGCAAGGCCGTAAGCAAGCGTACGAAAATGGCTTCGCCTGGGTCTGCATTGAGTATTTACACAAACAAGTAGCGCTCAGCGATTTGCGCAGCAAGATTTCCCCTGAATTCTTTACGGAGTTCGATAGAGGTGCGGCTGACGCATTGAGCCTTTTAGACCACAACAAAACCGCTTTAGAAGCGTCGTACCACAATTTTCAAGCGGCTAAAAAAGAAGTAACTGAAACGCGACAATGCGCGCAAACACTGCACAAAGCAAACCACGATTTGGCGCTTATTAACGACCAGCTTCGGGCCGAGATTGGTCAATACCGCACAGCGTTGGCGAGTATTCAGACCAAGTGCAAAATCGTGCTTACTCCCTTGCCCAATTTGGTCCACGAACCCGAGTATTCGATTAACGACGAGTACAATCAAGAGCGAGGCGAAGGCGATGACTCAACTAGCTAATGCACTTCGTGCTGCTGGCGTAATTGGGGTGTTGTGCCACTATTGCGGCGAAAAAGCAACACAGGTAAGGGGCGCTACCTTGTACCCTTTCCACTATTCCCTACGGGATCATATATTTTGGCGATGCGAAGCCTGCGACGCGCATGTTGGCTGCCACCAAGGTACGGCAAGGCCATTAGGTACGTTAGCGAATAATAGCGTACGCCGCCTTCGTGCCCAAGCGCACCGACATTTCGATTCACTCCGCAAATCCAAAGGGCGGACACGATCCGAAGCGTACGCTTGGTTGGCGGCTAAAATGGAATTGCCACTTGAGGCCTGTCACATGGCTTTGATGGACTACGATATGTGCGCGCAGGTTATCGATATATGCCGTACCGAAACGGAGAATATGTATGCCGAGATATGAAGTAAAGCCAAACTATTGTAATTGCCACCCCGAAACTTGCTGCTGTAACGATTGGGCCGTCATTGACGCGACTGACGGCATGCCGTACGACACTTTTTTCGATCAAAGGAAGGCCAAACAAATTGCGGCCCTGTTAAACCTGCGCGACGAGCGGGACGCGCTACCGTTAAGAATTGCGGACCTTGAAGACGCACTTCGGCCTTTTTTACTTAAAATTGACATACAAGCCGTGTTAAGATTACCGCCTAAAACTAAAATATCGCCGAAGCTGTTAACAGCGGGCGATTACCAGGCAGCCGCTAAGGCTATCCAACTTGATGAATTGCTTCCTACCGCGCAACAGGAGCAGTCTAGCAGTTAGTTGCGCAAATCATAGGTGAAACTATGGATATTATCATTCATGCCGTAAACATCACGAACAACGTTGATACGAGCGGTATTTTAAAAAAACTTTCAAATTTGGAGACAAAGATGGCTACTATTCAAGACGTTATCGACGCGGCTACCGCACAACAAAACGTAATCGTTGCCGCTGTTGAGTCAATCAACGTCATGGTTACCGAAGTACGTCAATTGCTGGCGCAAGGCGATAATGCCGCTGCTGACGCATTGTTGGCCGAAATCGCAGCTAACAGCCAAAAAATGGTTGAAGCTACTTTAGTAAATACTGAAGTTGCACATTTGGTTGACGCTGTTAACGGTGACCCTGTTGTCGACCCCGCCGCCTAATAAACTTAGGTTTATAGAAGCGTTAGCGCTAGCGGTGTATGCCGCTAGCCTCTACGCGTGGTACCTGGAACTTTCCAGCCGCCACACAAACTTTTTCTAAACTGGATACGAAAATGGCTAAAAAACGAATTGATTTAGGCTTTATTAATGTGCTGGCTGCCGCTTTTGGCTCCGCTTTCCTGGGTAAAGAACCCGGCCAACGAACTTCTGGCGCGTACACGAGGTATCTGAAGAAAACCGGAAAACTGGCTATGACCGACGCGGATCGCGAAGCGTTGCAAGCCGCGCAGGCCAAGCGAGAACGCAAGAATGAAATACGGCTTTATAACGCGCGAAGATGCGCAAGCTAATACCAACCAAGAAAGCCCCTCACGGGGCTTTCTTTTTAGTTGTTGATTTCCGCTACTAGACGATCCAAAGCTTCGGCCAGTTCGGCCTTGACCTTGGCCTTATACTCCGGCGTTTGAAGGATTTTGCCATCGTTGCGTTTCATAATAGGCCCATCCAGTTTTCTATGGTTGGCCGCCACTACCAAGTCCCAGGCTTTTTGTGCGCCATCAGGACCTAGTAAGCTTATCAGGTACCCAGCAGCAACGACGATCACATCAACGGCTTCTTTTACATCGTCAGAGGGCCGACCCACGTAATAGGGGTCTTGGGTTTCACTAAATTCATCGCTTTCTTCCCGAACAAGGTCGGTGTACATCGCCGCCTGTTTGGTGTCGCCGCCATCAACATTTTGATTTCCGCGCGCCATGAATTTGGCCTGATCTTGAAATATACTCATACTTTCCTCGTTATAAAAATGCAGCGCTTCGATCGGTGCGCCGATTACCGTTTAATACTAATAGC